GTAGTGGAATATGCGGTAAAGCAGTCAAGGTTATATCAAGAGATGGGTGGAAATGTAGATTACACCGAAGAAGAACTAGTCTTTGCCGCATTATTTCACGACTTAGGTAAGTTAGGTGATGGTGAACAACCAAACTATATACCTCAGACCGATAAATGGCGTCAAGATAAGTTATCAGAGATGTACACATTCAATCCAGACTTAGATTTTATGTTAATTCCAGATAGATCTATCTTCGTATTACAGAAATTTGGTATAAAAATCAATCAAAAAGAGTTTTTAGCTATCAGATGTCATGATGGAGTGTTCGATAAAGCTAATGAAGCGTACTTTTTTAGTCATGTTGAGTCATCTAGACAGAAATCCTCTATTATTTCCGTTTTACATGCAGCAGACTTCCTAGCTTCTAAGGTAGAATACGATATGTGGAAGAGAAATGGCGGTTCCGCTACTCCAAACACCCAGAAAACAGCTTCTTCTACCGGAAAACGTGTAAATTCTTCGGAAGGTCTCACTAATATGTTAAAAAACCTTTAATAATGTTAGTATATCAAATAATTTCCGGAGTATTAGTTGTTATTTTATTAGTTTTTATTTATATTCTTAGAAACCTACTTAAAAAGGTAGAAAAATATGAGGATGTTGTACAAGACCAAGTACAGTACCTCCAAAATATATCAAACGCCGTAGGCGAAGGTCAAAAGCACCTACAAAACCTTGACGAGAAAGGGGTCTTCCAGTCAGATGATGAGGTCGGTTATTTTTTCGAACAAATGAAATACGTACAAGACGAGCTAAACCGATACATGCTCCCCGATAATTATGGCAAGGAAGAAATCCAGCGCTAACTACTTTACATCCGAGACAGAAGAATATATAAAGAAATATAATACTTCAACAGATCAAGAGTATAGGAATAGTATTTTTACAGAACATATATACTACCCTTTTTATAAGTTAGCCGAGAACATTATACATACCTTTAAGTTTTACTACACAGATGTAGAGCAAATAGAGGATCTAAAACACGAAATAGTTTCAGTCTTATTAGAAGAGAAGATAATGAAATTTGATCCAGACAATGGAGCGAAGGCATACTCTTACTTCGGTACTATAGTTAAACGTTGGTTGATAAACTATAATAACAAGAACTACAAAAAGTTAAAGCAGATTGGTTCATTCGATGATGTTGAAGATTCCTACGAAGAAGATGCAGACGTTGATTCAGACTACTCTATTACTCTTTCCTCTTTTATAGACCAGTGGGTAGAAAGCATCTATTCCGACATAGATAATATGTTTGCAAAAGATACAGAACTACAAATAGCAGATGCAGTTTTAACGATTTTTAAAACTAGACATGATCTTGAAATATTTAAAAAGAAAGCTCTATATATCTATATAAGAGAGATGACTGATTGTGATACTCCACACCTAACAAAAGTTATCTCTAGACTTAAAGATGACTTCAAAGAAAAATATCAAAAACTATACGATCTAGGTCTTTTAGATAATAACCCATTGTAACTCTATTTATAATAAACTATAATAATGAGTTTAGATAAAGAAATATTTAGCGGGAAAACCCTATCTGACCTCTTTGGTGAAATCTACGATAACTCAAAAGATACTAGAACTCAAGTTCAAGGTCTAATCAGAGAGTTAAAACCCCTTATAGAAAACATCGGAGATGCGACTTTAATCGTTCCTATGATTAAAGAGTACATGGAGATAGGAGTAAAGAATGACGAGCATTTGATTAAATTAGCGACGGTAATTCAACGTATAGAAACAGCGCAAGCTAAAGGAGAGGGAGGAGATATGTTTGACTTCTCAGACCTTCAAGATCTTTTAGAGGAATCTGAAGCTTTAGATAAACAAATAGACGAAGTAGGAAAAGAAGGTACAGAGCAAGATGGCGTATAACATAGGAGCTGGTACTAGTAGAGGTTCACAGAGTAGGACATCCGGGGGTAGTGGTATCTCAGATATCACCTACGGACGTGTTATTGATGTTATACTAGATTCTTTTCATCCAGAATATGACACTTACGGAAAATCTCAATCTATAAATGGAATACTTTACCGACCTCTCTCTAAACCAAACGAAGAATCAGAACCTAACTCAGTAAGATTTGCTTTTCAAGGACAAGGAAATTTAAAATTTATCCCTGTTAAAAATGAGATAGTAGAACTTAGAACTGATCCGGGTAATGAAGATAGAGATGCTCTACCAGAAGCATCTAAAACATACTATACAAGAATTATACCTATTTGGAATCATCCACATCACAACGGATATCCAGATACTCTACAATCGGGTGAAGGAGAAGCAGATTTTGGACCTGATTTTAAAGAGACAGATAAAGTAAACCCTTTACTTTTATTCCCAGGAGATATAACATTAGAAGGAAGACATGGACAGTCTATTCGTATGACTGGGACTAAAGGAACTGATAGCCCTTGGATAGATAGTAGTAATAACGGCTCTCCATTAACTATTATTAGAACCGGTCAAATAGACTCACCAGATGGTTCTGAATCAATTTTAGAAGATATAAATAAAGACAAATCTTCTATATACTTAACATCAGATCATAAAATAGAATTAACTCAAGCTAATGAAAAAAGAGAAGCTTGGGAAAAAGAACCTGTTAAAGCAGACAAATACAAAGGAGAACAGGTAATCATAAACTCAGGAAGGCTCTACTTTAATTCCTATAAAGATGGTATCTACCTATCCGGTACTACAGGTGTCGGTATAAACGCTGAACAAGTAGGAATAGACGGGGATAAATATGTAGCAGTAGATGCTAAAAAAGTTTATTTAGGAACAATTGCTTTCAAAGAAAAAGAACCCGTATTAAAAGGTAAAACATCTACAGATTGGCTCAACGATTTTATTAGTCAATTTGAAACAATCGTAAAAGGAATGGCAACTGCACCTCCTGTACCCGCCGCTTACGTAGCAAAAATGGTTGCAACAGCAAACTCTATACTACCCGTTATACCAATTTTAAAACAGCAGTTAAAAAACCTACACTCTAGAAAAGTATATACAGAATAATGCCTTACGTAAACATACCAAATAGCGGATTAGCAGTAGGAGTAGCAAAGATAGTAGGTAAACTACAAGGCTCATTGAGTTCTAAGCTACTTAAACAGACTAATAGTGTACAAAATAAATTTAGAGTTTCTGGCTGCCCATCACTAGACGAAATAAATCGACTAGATAATAAAAAACAGCAATTACAAAAAGGTCTAAACGGAATAAACAATAGGCTAAATAAGTTTAAACGTCTACCAAGTAAACTTAAAGGCCCTCTAACAGGACTTAAAGCTGCCTTAAAAATTATACTTACTCTCCTTATACCTCAATCAGTACCACCGGGATTTGGTTTACCTATAAACATTACTACTAAGTACGCTGATGTAATGCATCTTCTAAAAGAACTGATTTCACAAATTGATGAACTAATTAAAAGCGTAGAAGTAGTACTCCAGACCCCTAGTTTACAGATGTCTAATGCAACAGCAGTTATGTCTAGATTAGAAACTGCTATTATATCCTGTAAAACAGAAGCCGCATTACAAGCAGAGCTCGATAGAGGTGCTGTAGATAAAGACTTTTTGAAAGAAATAGGTCTAATGGATGAAGAAGAAATATTTATTTTCTCTAATCTAGGCCCTAAACTAGTAGGTAGTGTTGATTCAAATGGGAATAATTTAGATACAACAGCAGGTGTTAGTACTGATACTTTTAAAGATATAAATCAAAAAATAAAGTTTGACAACACTTACCCTCCATTCAACGAACCTGGTACTAAGGTAGGTGAAAGAAGATATTTAGATCCCCCCGGTATTTGGTATGTGTGGACAGGTACTGGATGGATTAGTGAAAAAGATGATAAAGATCTTGTAGATTTATTAAATCAAACTATTAAACAAGGTCAGCAAGATGATTTAAATGAAACAAGTAAAATACTAAGTGATGCTATAGATAAACTCCAAGGTAGTGACCTATCTGATGATATAAAAAATAATTTAAATTCTATATTAGGAAACTTTAAAAATTTAAATAAACAAACTAAAGATAATGATAGTAGATTCTATCATACCGGACCGGACGGAACCCTCTATAAATTAGATATTATTACCGATCCTAACTCTCCTTCTATTGCACCTAGACGCTTTGCAGTTGCATTGAATAAAGAAGGAGTACAAGTTTTAAAAGGTGCAAAATCTTTTGCTTCGGAAATAGACATTCTTTTAGACGAAGTAAAATTTAGAATAGATAATCAACTTCCATAACTAAACTATTTATATATATGAAACTCGATCAATTACGTAAAATTATACGCGAAGAAGTCAGAGCAGCTGTTAAGGAGGAGTTACAAGAAGTAATGAATGAAGCTGTAAAATACGCTTCTACTCCAACACAGATGCAAGAAATACCTAAAGGTCAACCTAAAAAATGGTCTGTAGGTAAAAGTGCAACTTTAGATGAAATGTTAAATGCTACGAAAGCAGAAATGACATCTCAAGATGCTGCAAATATTATTGGAACCTCAGGAGTACAGAAACCAAATTTTGCTTCTATGATGTCCAACCAAATGGTAAGAGAACAATCAGGACCGGTACCCGGTTTAGATTTAAGTTTAATACCTGGATTAGCTAAAGCAAAGCAAGTGTTAGAAGCTTCATACAAAAAAGATAAAGAAAAAGCAGGATTAGTGTAATGCCGTTTGAAGTTAAAAAAATAAACCCATTAGATTTACAACCAAGAAAGGCAGTTGGAATAAACTTACCTTTTTCTGGTAAAGCAGTATTTAATTCTAATTATCAGACTAGAGATGCTATAAAAACTAATCTAATAAATTATTTTTTAACTTTTAAAGGTGAGAGGTATTTGAATCCTACTTTTGGAAATGGATTACAGAGGTTACTGTTTGATCAGCTGACTGAAGATAAAGTAAAAGTAATAGATTCAGAGATTAAAAAAGATCTAGCTTTTTACTTTCCAAGAATTGTAGCATCAGAAATATCTACAGTCGGTATACCTGATACTAACACTGTTCAATTTTCGCTTAAATATTCTGTTACAGATACTAATATTGAAGATGAAGTTGTAATAAATTTTGAACAATAATGGCACAAGAACGCGACATAAAATATATTAACAGAGAATTTAGCGACTTTAGAAGTCAGTTGATTGAATTTGCTAAAAACTATTTTCCTGATTCTTATAATGATTTTTCTCCTACATCTCCTGGGATGATGTTTATAGAAATGGCTGCCTATGTTGGTGATATCTTGTCTTTTTATCAAGATACTCAGTTACAGGAAACTTTTCTTCAACATGCACAAAATCCATCCAATCTATATTCTTTAGCTTATATGATGGGTTATAGACCTAGAGTAACCTCAGTCGCAGAAGTAGAATTAGAAGTCAGTCAAAGAGTCGCAGCAACAGGACCAAATTACCTTCCTAATTTTAATCAAGCCATAAGAGTAGCTGAAAATGCCACTATTACTTCTACAATAGGAGATAATCTTCAATTTATTACTACTGACGTTGTAGATTTTAAATTCTCAAGTTCATATGATCCGACAGATATTAGAGTTTACAGCCTAGACAATAATAACCCAGCAGAATATTTACTGACTAAGAAAACAAAAGCTTACTCAGGAGAAATAAAAACAACCACTCAGACATATACAACTGCTGAAAGATTTGCTACTATTGAAATAGAAAACACAGATATAATTGGTATACTAGACATAACAGACAGCGATGGAGATAAATGGTACGAAGTACCTTTCCTTGCACAGGATACTATATTTGATTCTGAAACTAATACTTCTTTTGATAATAAAACAGTACCTAATAAACTTCTATTAAAAAAAGTACCTAAAAGATTTGTGACTCGTTTTACTTCACAAGGAGTTCTACAAATACAATTTGGTTCTGGAGTTATTGGAGAAGATGATAGTAGTTTTCTACCTAACCCTACATCAATCAATTTTGGATATAATAGCATTCAGAATGTCAGTAAATTAGACTATGCATTTGATCCTTCTAACGTACTTTTTACTCGTACTTATGGATTAGCTCCTTCTAATACAACATTAACTATTAGATACTTAACAGGAGGAGGAGTAGGAGCAAATGTACCTTCAAATTCTATTACAACAATAGGTACTGTAACAACCACAGCTACGGATAGTACCTATGTTAGTACGTTAGCTTTTAACAATATAAAGCCTGCTGCTGGAGGAAGAGATGGTGATACTGTAGAAGAACTAAGACAAAATTCGTTAAAATCTTTTTCCGAACAAAAGAGAGCAGTAACTTTACAAGATTATAATATAAGAGCATTAGGTTTACCTCCTCAGTACGGTTCTATAGCTAAAGTGTATGTTACTCAAGACAATACATCTAATGTTAATTTGAGTATGTTACGTCAAAATCCTTTAGCTTTAAGCTTATATGTTTTAGCATATGATGGAGACGGAAAATTAACTACTGCTACTGAAACGTTAAAAAATAACCTTAAAACATACTTATCTGAATATATGATGTTAACAGATGCTTTAGATATTAAAGATGCATTTATAGTTAACATTGGAGTAAAATTTCAAATAGTAACTCTACCTGACTATCCAGCTAGAGATGTACTTTTACAGTGTACCACAAAAGTAAAAGAGTTTTTTAATATACAGAATTGGAATATAAATCAACCTATAAACTTAGCTAATCTATATACACAGTTAGATAAAATAAAAGGAGTACAGACAGTTAAAAAAGTAGAAATAGTAAACAAAAATGGAGGTAACTATTCAACCTACGGATACGATGTAGCAGGTGCTACAAAAGACAATGTAGTATATCCTTCTTTTGATCCTTGTATATTTGAAGTTAAGTATCCTAATATAGATATAGAAGGTAGAGTAACAACATTGTAATATGGCAGTATATAGAATTTTTCCAGAAAAAGACACAACGATCTGGTCCGAACCTAATATTAGCGGTATATACGGTAATGCCGGCTTAGATGAGATATTAGAGTTAGGAGTTTATAAAGATATAAATTTAGATAGTAGAAAACAAAGAGCTTTAATTCAATTTAGAAGTAATGAAATTAACTCTGCTCTCACAAATAAAGTAACCGGACTTTGGTCTGGAAGCCTACATTTATATTTAGCTACTGCGAGTGAATTACCTCAAGACTATGTAATCCACGGATATGCTATATCCAGTTCCTGGACAAATGGTACTGGTAAACGTGATGATTTACCTTTAAATACTACAGGTGCTACCTGGTTAAATAGAAAAGCTCAATCCACTCCTTGGAATAGTTTAGGAGGGGATTATATCTCCGGGTCTTTTACTTTTGTTTCAAAAAGTTTAAATAGTAATCATGACCTAGATTTAGACGTAACAAGTATTGTTCATCAACATTATAGTGAATCAATCGATAATAATGGAATACTGTTAAAATTAGCTCCTGAGTTTGAGAATGATACCACATCCTCTGTTAACTTAAAATATTTTGGAGCAAATACTAATAGTATATTTCCTCCATACTTAGAGTTTAAATGGGACGATAGCTCTTACAGTTCTACATTAACTGAACTATCAACAGATATTGCTACAGTATCAATTAAAAACCATAAAGAAAAATACGCAGATTCTGATAGTGTTAGATTTAGACTATCAGCTAGACCTAAATACCCAACAAGAAGTTTTACAACATCATCTATATACTTGACCGAATATAAGTTACCTGCTTCATCATATTGGGGTATCAAAGATGAAAACAGCGGAGAGATGATTATTGACTTTGATACAACATATACTAAAATAAGTGCTGACAACACTAGTAGTTATTTTAATGTTTATATGGATTCTCTACAACCTGAAAGATTCTATAGATTGCTAGTTAAAACTACTTTAAATAATAGTACTATCGTTATTGATAATAAAAATATATTTAAAGTTACTAGAAATGGCTAATAATATACAAATATCTAAAACTGTATTTAACAAAAATCAGTTTAAAAAAGTTATAGATACAGACTTTAAAAGCTTTGCCCAGCCTGTACCTGTAGATGAAGAATTAACAGTAGAAGAGTTTTTTACTGCGTATGAAAATTTATTCTATGAAATACCTTCAACAGGAGAGTTTCAATCACATGAATATTTAATAGGGAGAAGTTCTGAATTGGTAGATTTCGAAAAAGATACAGAAGATATACAACCTTTATTAGACGAAATAACTCAACTAAGACAGCAAATATTAGAATATCAACAACAGATTATAGAACTATCAACACCGTCCATTGGCTAATATAAGATACATAATAAATCAACTACTATCTACTGATACACCTGATGTAGATTTTGTTACTGATCAAGAAAAGCAGTTAATAGATCAATTCTCTATTAACAGTTCTTTTGATCAAACTAAACATAGAGTTATACTAAATGTATACTCCGTTGATGATATCCTATTAGACACTGATACAAATTACACTAACTATAGACAAGATGCCTTATCAGCTGGTGCAGGAAAAGCCGGTGCATCTAATTTAGCAATAGATCCAGAAAAAGACATATTACTATATGGGTATGACACTGGAGATGTAAGGTTTAAATATTCTTTTTATAATAACTTATTTTCTAATTCTAAAATAGGAGGAAACCTGTTTATAACAGAAATATCCTCAGATAGAACTGAAATAAGAGCAACTAGTAATGAATTAACTACCACACAGCTACAGCAAGCTTCTTTAAGTTTAAAAAATAAACTAGATAGTGAATCATACTTTTCAGAATTTATACTTAACTTTGATAGCGGCGAATCCGTAACAGGTTTAAACATCCAATATGAATCTACTTTAGAAGGTGTAGTTGCAATAAAACTTTACGAACCTTTACCGGATTCTTTAAATACCAATTCTATATTTAATGTAGAAGAAAAAGTAGCTGATTCTGTTACTTTTGAAATAATAGCAGAAATTGACGAAGACGAAATAAAAGTTCCGTACTTAAAGGGACCTAATTTCAATTTAGAAGTAAACGAAAAAGAAAACACTCCTACAGAGTATTTTAACTTTAACGAACTATTTAGCTTTCCAGTAACCAGTTCTTATTATGAACTAAGATCTCTATTTAATGAAAAGAGCGCTGAGATAGCTATAAACCATTCTAAGTATTCTGACTTTATACATTTTTCCTCTGCTGAGGAGCGTTTAAGAAATTTTAAATATAAGCTTGATTTAATTCAATCTTATGAGTCTAGTATATCCTCAATAGATACAACAAATAATACTACTACTGCTATATCAGGAAGTAAGGAGTACTATAAAAATTTAATCGACGGGATAGTCACTAATTTTGATCATTACGATAGATACTTGTATTACGAAAGCAGCTCAACTGCTTGGCCAAAAGCATCTAGTGATAAACCTTTTATAAATTTATCTTCGACAGAATCAGAAGCAGTTACCTGGTTTGCTGATCAATTAGTAATTGCGTCTAACTACGACAATACTAACTTTGATATTTTAACTAATACTATACCGACATACATAAGAGAAGATTCAAACAACGAACCTTATGTTATGTTTATCCATATGATTGCTCAACACTTTGATAATCTATGGATTTATTTCAAAGCTGTTTCTGATAAGTATGATGCAGACAATAGATTAAACTTTGGAATTAGTAAAGATTTAGTAAGAAGTGCAGTAGAGTCTTTTGGTGTTAAGTTATATAGTTCAAATCAAAACACAGGAAACTTATTTCAACTACTAAGTGGTCAAACCCTTCAGACAGGTTCCGAACTCATTACTTCACAATCTATTGCCACTTCTGGTAGTTTTGTAAATCTTCAACCGATTTCTCAAGATAACTATCAGAAAGAAGTATATAAAAGAATATATCACAACCTACCTCATTTACTGAAAACTAAAGGTACTCAAAGAGGATTACGTGCTTTAATAAATTGCTTTGGTATCCCTTCAGATATCTTATCAATTAAACAATTTGGTGGTGCATATCAAACAACTCCAAAATATCTAGGTGCTCAAACATACACTACAGAATCTTTAGATAAAATTAGATTAGATAATACCGGTAGTTTAATATCTGGTAGTACCTTATCTCCTTATGTATCTACAGTGTATCCCGTTCAGAAAACATCAGATGATATACATACGATAGAAGTAGGTTTTAGTATTTCTGATTTAGTAGATAGGTACATTAAAACTAGAATCTCTAGTAGTTTTAATATAGATAACTACATTGGAGACCCTCATATTAGGTACGAAAGTGAATATGAAGAGCTAAATACCTTTGGTACTAAAATTACTAGAAACACCATCAACTGGGAGGATATAGTACACCTATGGGAGGATGCAGATTGGAACTGGGATAATAGATTACTCTATTATAGAGATCCATTTTCATTTATAAGACTAGTAAGATTCTTTGATAATTCTATATTCAGAACCATTAAAGACTTCGTTCCTGCTAGATCTAATGTAAACACAGGTGTAATTATAAAGTCTCATTTCTTACATAGAAATAAAGCTAAACAGGTAGTAGTCACACCCTCTTTACATAACTATACTGGTTCTATAGAATTAGTAGAATACACAGGATCACACGGAGGTAGTTACGATACTAAATCTACAGTACCGTATTCAACAAATTACAATACCACTATAGTTACCCCAATTGGGAAAGCACCATTAAATATAACTGATGAGAGCCCTAAATATACAGGAGAACTTTCTGGTTCTAATATAAGAATATCTGTACATGGTGAACTAAATGACGAAAACACATTTAAAAAAGCTAATCAACCTCAAATAACTTTTAATATAAATGTATTTAATATTTCTGATCCTATTCCTGCTTTCTGTACTATAGACTTTACAGGTAGCTATGTAGGAGATATATATACATTTACAGCAGTTGGTAACGGTACAGTAGCTATTACGTATCCTACAACAGTTACTGCAACAAGCGGTTCAATTGAGTATGTTAATAGCTTTAATCAATATGCATTTATAACAGCAACTGCTCAAGCAACCTACTACCCCGGTGGTACATTTGATGGATGGTACACAGATGCAGTTGCAGGTACTTTAATATCAACTGATTCAACTATATCTATTTATTATACAGACGAAACTATATACGGAAATAGCTATTATGCTAGATTCTCATAATTATGACAGAACTAGAATTTATAAATCTTAACCCAGCAAGCTTTAGTGGAGCAGGTACTGCTAACCTACTTATAAGCAGTAGTATATCTGGTTCTGAAGAAGTACCCGTTCCTCCGTACGTTATTCAAGCAATGACGGTTCCTAATACTTCTCTAAATAATGTAGATGTAAATAAGACATTAACGGAAGCAACTTCAATAATTTTCGATTTTGCTAATGGTACTATAGAAGCCACTATTACCGCTAGACAGAAAAAAAGCGGGTACCATTTCCTTAGATTCGAACCTATAATTGTATCTACACTTCCATCTACTATAAGTTATTTAAGTGGTAATAGAATATATAAAGAATTCAACGCTAGTTTTATTTTTGAACCATTTTTTACTGCTCCATTTTTCAATAATGACTATAATCCTTTAATTAGTAACTATAGTGTAAATAAGAAAAACACAGTAGCTCAGGTAGTAGATAGAAACAGTGGGCAGGCTAATCCTTCTAATATTACATCCCTTATATCTGGAAGTTCACAAAAAGCAGAAATACAAAATTGCTCTTACACTAAAGCAGGGATAATAAACTCTAAGTACGTAGGTACTAAACTAACAAGCGGTAGCCTGATAGGAGATGACCCAGCATTAGGTCTAAAAGAATTCCAAGGGAGTTTACATTCTGTAGATGCTACTAATGCTTCGATAAAAGAAATACAGCTTTCTGATAGAACAGTTAACACAATATACTTTACATCTATTTTATCAGGATCTCACCCAACTAAAAAATTCTCAGATTTCCCTGAACCCAACACATTCATTTATACAGAAACTGGTAATAAGTTTATTAGATCAGTAAGTTCTAAAATATTTTCGATTGATAAAGGGAAGGTATATTCTACAGATGAATTTGGTAAAGTTGTATCTATACAGTAAAACTATAATTAACAATATTTATATTAAACACATTAAAATAAAATGGGATACTTAGACAATTCAATTGTGACGGTGGACGCAATCCTAACGAAAAAAGGTAGAGAACTGTTAGCTAGAGGGGACGGTTCTTTTAAAATCACTCAATTTGCTTTAGCAGATGATGAGATCGATTATACCTTATATAATCCACTACATCCCTCAGGTTCTGCTTTTTACGGAGAAGCCATTGAGAACATGCCACTATTAGAGGCATTCCCAGATGAGACTCAAATCATGAAGTATAAATTAACAACCTTACCTAGAGGTACTTCTAAATTACCTGTATTAGAATTAGGGTTTGCTTCAGTAACATTAAAACAAGGAGCATCAGTAGCTATTACCCCTCAAACATTAAACTACTTAGGTGCTACTTCTACTTTTGAAGCTGGAGGATATACTGCAACTATTGCAGATACTAGAGTACTCAACTCCTTTACTGGGGTAGGAGTAAATACTGAAGAAGCAGAAAGATTGAATACCTCTACTACTTTAGGTACTAATGTTTCTAAAACAGTCATAGGTACAACAATAAACCTAACAGCAACATCAGTAAATACTTTATTTGGAACAAGAACAAGACTACAGACTACTATAACTGTGATAGGTAGAGATTCAGGAGCAAGACTAACGATTCCAGTAACAATCACTAAAACTAACTAATTATGTCATACAAAAGATTTGATCAAGAAGATATAGTTGTAAGTGCTGAATCAATAACCTCTCCCCTTTGGTCAGAAGACTCAACTATACTAACAGGATTTTTTACATCATCAACTCAAATCGGAGGAACTTCTGCTGATTTCTATTATGATGTATATCAGACAGGTTCTGGATTATCTAACGCAAGAGTACAATTTAGCATAGCGTATGCTGATAAACAAGGATCCGGATCTCTACTATACAATGATAACGTTTCAGGGAAATCTCCTTCCTCTACAATCTACGGACAGTATAGAAACTTAGTACTAGGTGATGAAGAAGCAGAATTCACTTTCGGGACTAAAACATCTGAACATTTTTATGTACTAGCTATAGATAGAGCAAGATATAAAGAAAAACTACTTCCTGGTACTTTTACTTTGAAACTAGGAATTTCAGGAAGTAATAGAATTGTTAGTTTAACAGATAATAGTTTAGTCACTGCTACAACTACATTTACAGATTCCGGTAGAGTATATGAATTAGTATCTGGATCTGTAGGTTCAGTAAACACATCAGTTAATACTAACGGATATACTAACGGTTCAGGTTCATACGGAAAATTATTACCTGATGTTGGAATTATACTGCTTAACGGTACTGCTTTAGATTCACCTGCTGCATTAGGTGGAATAGATTTACAGACAAATCGTTCTGCTAATACCGAAGGTAATAATATAAGAAGAATGTATGACTACATTAAATACCCTGCGCATTTCAGATTACAATCAGAAGAAACTATATCTTCAAACTTTATATTTGTAAGAGCAAGAAACGCAGAATTTAACTACTCTACTAACCCTTCTCTTATAACCGGTTCAGGAGAACTGCGACATTCTGTAATGATCAACACACCTCAATCGTTTGCTACTTCTGTAGGATTGTATAATGATAATAATGATTTACTTGCAGTAGCTAAATTATCTAGACCCTTATTAAAAGATTTTACAAAAGAAGCTTTAGTAAGAATCAAGTTAGATTACTAATGAATGAGTACTTACAAGAAACTAAATCGTCAAGATGTCTATGTATCTGACTACGTAGCACGTAAACAGTGGGCAACTACTGGAAGCTTAGTTAGTACAAGCACCATTGAGACTTTAAGAGGCTTCTCAGGCTCTACACCAGGTTATCCATATCCTTCTGATTATATAAATAATAGGTATGAATCAATTGTCTATAATAGTATAGATAATCTCTACTATGCAGATAGTATTGGAGAAGGATTGTTTTCTGGTTCTAGAGAGCTTTCTTTACAGTCTACTTTAACTTTAAGTGGCTCAAGAGATATTAAAACTGAAGTAGGAGTAATTTCTATACCTAAAGGTCTATACGGTACCCATATAGAACCAGGTACATTTAAGTACGAACCTTTAATAGAAAGTAGAGATAAATATATTACAGATTCTTATTTTTCTGACAGATATTCAGGTGAAGATCAGTATATAGAAAATATAGAATATTGGTATAACTCTAATCCTTTAGATCCTAATGACTATATAGTCTCAGAAAGCTATTATGTTACTGAAAGTGTAGCCCCTGGATTAGATTATCAATATACAGATATAGATCAAGGTCAACAAAGATTAGAAATAATTGATGACGGTAATGGTGCTTTAATTTTTTCTGGTTCTGAGTTGAGATATACTGATCCAAGAAAAGTTGTAGGAGACATTATTTATAATCAAGGACAGATAATATTTACTGACACAACAGTTGCAAGATATATTAGTACATATAGTAGACATAAGTTGAGATGGAAATCAAATCAACCTATTTATACATATAATGTTCACTGTAAGGTAAAAGATTCTGAACATAACTTTACTTATAATCCTTCAGCACTATCAGGTTCGAATGGAGAAATAGTAAATAGTTTAACAGGAAGCTTATTTACACCATACATAACAACCGTAGGACTATATAATGATGCTAATGAATTGATTGCAGTAGCTAAAACAGGAAGACCAATTCCTAAAACACAAAATACAGATATGACATTTGTCGTAAAAATAGATTTATAATGGCAATAACATTCAGAGCAAATAAAGGACAAGCATTAACTTATGCAGAAATGGATACCAACCTTGGTAACTATTTTTATTCTAGTTCTTTAGAAAGTGCTGGGACTGTCTTAGTTTTACATTATACCTCAAGCATAAACGTACCAGTCAACAATACATCACATAGAGTTCCACTTCTCAAAGGAGTTTTAAACGGAGGACCTAGAAGGGTTGCATATTTTTCTAGTAGTGAGGCAATAACAAGTTCTGTTGGATTCATAGTAGATGGAACTAAAGTAGGTATAAACGTAAATGAATCTACTTCATCATTAGCTTATCAATTAGAAGTATCAGGAAGTATAGGATGTAGTGTTTTGTATCAAACTTCTGATAAAAGATTAAAAACCAATATTACAACGGTAGATGATGCTTTAACTAGAATAATTTCTTCTAGAGGAGTTACTTTTGACAGAAACAACGGAATAAAAGAAGTAGGAGTAATAGCTCAGGAAATAGAAAACACAGTTCCAGAAGTTGTATCTAAAGATAATAATGATTATCTTAGTGTAAACTACAGCGGACTTGTAGGCGTTCTTATAGAAGCTGTAAAAGAACAGCAAGAGCTTATTCAAACATTATTTGATAGAGTTCAAAAATTAGAAAATAACCAGTAAAATGGCATTAACGTTTAGAAATACAAAAGGTGCATCCCTTACTCATACGGAGTTAGATAACAACTTTAGAGAGTTTTACTATTCAGCATCATACGATGGTTCTGGATTATACTTGTATAAATCTCAATCTCTAAACAACGTAACTAATCTGCCCTTTCAGGCACCTGTTGGTTATGATTATTATGTTCAAGTTAAAGCAGGAGATGCTCCATCAGGCTCAGATGCACTATTTACAGGTTCTAAAAATTTTAGATTTGATTATAGACAAAATGTTTTAGATGTAACCGGTTCACAGAACATTACAGGAAATTTAGTAGTCGGTGGTACTGTAACCGCAGAAGAATTTATTACAGAATACTCTACAGTAGCAGTATCAACTATCTATAAATCTGGTTCTTCTAAGTTTGGAGATACATCTGATGATAATCATGCATTTACTGGAAGTTTAGAAATAGTAGGTAGATTTGAAGTAACTGGACCTACTACACAGTCTGGAAATATAATTGTAACAGGTAATACAACTCAAACAGGGAATATAGATCTTACCGGAGATATCACTCAAACAGGTAATATAGATTTAACAGGTGATATTACTCAAACAGGTAATATAGACCTTACTGGTAATACAACTCAAACAGGAAATATAAACCTAACAGGAGAAGTAACTCAATCAGGAAACTACAAACACACAGGAGATACAAATCATATCGGAAGCACAGTACAAATTGGTAATGTAGCCCATTCCGGTAATGTAACTCGAACAGGTAACACAATACAGACTGGTACAGTAAGTAATACAGGAGATATCAGTATTACTGGTAGTTTGACTGTAACTGGAAGAGTAATAGCAGAAGAATATCATACTGAATTTGTTTCTTCTTCTATCATTTTTAACTCCGGTTCGACTTTATTTGGAAACTCTCAAGATGATACCCATGTATTTACTGGAAGCTTGTTAGTAACTAATGGTATAACAGGATCTACAGACTTCAATACCCTAGTAAACAAACCTACCTTGTTATCATCATCTGCTCAAATAGCAAGTGATATATCCGGTTCAATTAACTCTTTAACATCTAGTTTCTTTACAAGTGCTTCTGTAGTATTAAATACTATAACATTTACAAAAGGAAATGGATCAACAGCTAACATACAGATAAGTACTGGATCAGGAGGAGCAGGTATAGCAAGTATACTTGAAGACACAACACCGCAGTTAGGAGGAAACTTAGACCTTAACTCAAATAATATATCAGGTTCAGGAAACATTAACACTGTAGGTTCCTTAACATTGACAGGTAATATTACTGCTGCTCAAATTACCGGAAGCACATTAAACACTTCAGGTACAATAACAGCTGGAGGTGCAATTACTGCAGGAGGAGATGTAACAGCATTCTTTTCTTCTGATGAAAGATTAAAAGATAACGTTACTCCTATAAGTGACGCAATAACTAAAATAAATCAAATAGGAGGATATGAATTTGATTGGAATAGTGATTCTGAGCATAGCGGTCACGATGTTGGTGTTATCGCTCAAGAAATCGAAAAAGTGCTGCCAGAAGTAGTAACTACTCGAGACAATGGCTATAAAGCCGTACG